GGTGCGAAAATTAAGTGCGCAAAAAAACCAGCGTATTAGCAGTAATGAGCAATCTACAACTGAAAAAGTTTGATCCGAGCATGATCGGCGACGACAAGGTGTGTGTGTTCATTGGAAAGCGTGGAACCGGCAAGTCGACGCTCGTCACTGACATTATGTATCACAAACGGCACATTCCAGCTGGTATTGTTATGTCTGGTACGGAGGATGGCAATCACTACTATCGCCAGTTTGTTCCCGACTTGTTCATCTACGGAGACTACAAGCGAGATGCGATAGAAAAGGTGCTTGAGCGGCAGCGCAGGATTGTGTCTGTGGGTGGAAAGTCGAGTGCATTTTTGCTTTTGGACGATTGCATGTACGACAAGGCGTTCATGAAGGATACGTGCATCCGGCAGTGCTTCATGAACGGTCGTCACTGGAAAATCTTCTTTTTGCTGACGATGCAGTACTGCATGGACCTGACGCCCGACCTGCGTGCCAACGTCGACTACGTGTTTGTCCTCCGTGAGAATGTGATTCAGAATCGTGAGCGTCTGTACAAGGCGTTCTTTGGCGTTTTTCCGACGTTCGACATGTTTTGTCAAGTGATGAATGCCTGCACGGAAAACTATGAATGTCTCGTCCTCGACAACACGAGCAAATCCAATCGGATTGAGGATTGTGTCTTTTATTACAAGGCTCCGATTCGGAAGGGATTCCGGATTGGATCAGATGCCATGTGGCAATACCACCAAAAGAATTACAATCCTCGGCATGTCGCAACTCCTTTATCAGCAGCAGGGACGCCTACTGCGAGCGCACGGCGTCCAGGTGTGACTGTTAAAAAGGTTTAAAGCAACAATCAGTTGAAAACAAAATGTCTTTTGTGTCAAAGACATTTGCTGGGTTGATGAAGATTGAAACGGAAGACTGCTGGGTCAGAAATCATTTGATGCACGGTGTCATGTTTGAAGAACCGGTCATTAAACAACTCGAACCGTACATCAAAAAGTCAAAATATGTTGTGGATGTTGGTGCGAATATTGGGTGTCACACAGTTTCTTATGGATTTTTCAACCCAGATGCATCTATATGGTCGGTTGAACCTCAGAAAAAGTTGTTCAGCACACTCTCCGACAATATAAATCTTAATAAATTGGGTGATAGAGTTGTTCCTTTGAACTGTGCTCTTGGTCATAAAAACGAAACAATTCGTCTTCAAAACACGTCAAAAGAATTTAACGAAGGTCAGGGGATAAACTTGGCAGGAATCGGAATTGGAAATGATGGTGAGGAAGTTTCTATGGTTACTCTCGATTTTCTAGATTTACCAGGTTTAGATTTTATGAAGATTGACGTGGAAGGTGCTGAAGGTTTGGTTATTATGGGAGGGAAAAATACAATTCAAAAATTCAAGCCAACCATATTGTTTGAGCACAACTATAAATTTATTGATCCAAAGGACGTCGGTATGGATCATGTGCCAACACCATTTGAGGTTCTTACACCACTCGGGTATGATAAGTTTTTTCATATAGGCACGGATAACTTTTTGACATGGGTGTCAAAATGATATTTTTTTTTATGAATCAGTGGTAGATGTTGTTCACTGTAATACTCATTGTATTAATAGTGTTATTTCTTCTGAAGATTACATATAAAGAGCCAGAAGTTGTCATCGTCACAAGTCATTTCAGAGAGGATCTGACCTGGCTCAAAAAATCAAAGTATCCAGTTGTTTTGATTGATCACGAAGGTGCTGCACCATCACCATTCAAGCCATATGCTATTATTCCAAACAAAGGTACTGAAGCTTCAGTATATCTCAAGTACATAGTTGACAATTACTACAACTTACCTGAATATATGGTCTTTTTGCACGGACACGAACACTCGTGGCATCAATACAAAGACGTACATCTGCTTGATATGATTAACAACGTGAAACTCTCTGGAAATGACTACATTTCTCTGAATGAGTTTTGGTCAGACACTGATGGTCTCATTGATAAAATCACAAAACATTGGCACGTCATAGAGCCATGGGTCGGAAAGCAGCCAAAAGAACAGGGTCAGTCATGGGGGTCAGCTCAGTTTATAGTTTCACGTGACAGAATTCTTCGTCAACCGTATGAAGCATATGTTCATTGGTTCAATACAATATCAACGTCCGATGATGATTTTTACATGGGAGTTATGTTTGAACGTACTTGGCATTATATATTCGGTGAACCATGGCAAATGAAAAAGAATGCGTTTCCGTTTCGTAAAAGATTTCACTTTGTATTTTAGAGATGATTATCGAAAATTTAGACTTTGATGGTTCGAGTGATATTGCTCAGTTGATTCAGCAGGAGACGCAGCAACCATCACAGCCGTCGCAGCCGCCGCAGCCACAGGGTGCTTTTGGTCCACCACCCGAGCTCCAGCCAGAGTTTCAGACGCGCACAATTGATCAACATGAGTTATTTAAACCCGAAATAAAACCTCCTCAAATAGAAATGGATTTCTCGACACCCATAGCTGACATTGTACCAAGTGCTGAGCTGGACAACTATGGTCCATCATCCATGGGCGGTCCGTACAAGAATCCACAGAACCAGAAGGTGGTTGCGCTGAGCCTGGATAACGCCACTGGAGGTGGTGACAAAACAGCACCAAAAAACCCATTTGGTCTGACTGATGAGCAGTTGAATGCGGTCATTGCAGGACTTGCTGCTACCGTTGCATTCTCCAAGCCAGTTCAGAACAAATTGGCAGATCTTATTCCTAAATTTATGAGTGACGCCGGCGACCTGTCAGCGACAGGTATGCTCGCAACGGCATTCTTCGCAGCTGTTGTGTTTTATGTTGTGACCAAGTTTATGAAGCCACAGAAAAAGTAACCGAAATCAGTTGCTGTAAAGAAGCCCCCCCATTCCGTCTTTAATCCGCAGAACGTTGTAGTTCATCGCGTAGAAGTAGTTGCCTGCGGCGCCAGACAGCGTGCTCAGAGACACGCCTGCTGGTGCGACTATGCGGTAGGTGTCAATGCGAGAAAAGTTGAGCGTGCCAGTTGGCTGCAGTTTGGACGTATCCAGGCAGTATGAAATCAGAGCCACATTGGCAGTCTGACCAGAGTGATTGTAGCCGTAAGGCGTGTGGTAATACTGGGGAACATCGATCCACTGGAACATGGATCGCGAGTCACCAACATCCACACCGTTAATCTGCGTCTTGAACTGGTAGTTGATTGCGGGTATCTGTGAGCCACCAACGCTGTATGCTGTCGTGTAGTTGTTGGATGAGAATGCCAGGAACTTGGTGGGGTGAGCCAGTGCCAGCTCCTGCATGTTCTGTGTGCCTATGGGGATACGGTTGATCTGGGTGATCAGCATGTCCATTGGCGTGTTGGCAAAGTACTCACGCTCCGCCTGGTCCAGGTAGACAAAGTTGGTCCAAGCCTCGTACTGCAACTGGGCGTATGTGGGTGCTGGAGAAGGCAGACCTGTAGAGCCTGCAACCGTCGTGCCGAGTGCAGTGCTCCATGTGATGCGAATCTCCACGTCGTGGTACTGGAGCGCCACCAAAGGCAGTGACACGTTCCAGTCCTTGCAGAAGAAGAACTTCAGAGGCAGGAAACCATTGACGTTATTCGTGGGACCGTTGTTGTTATTATTCAGCAGACGCGTAGAGAAGTTCTGGGCACCAGTCACTGGCTCAATCTTATTCATCCAGTTAATGTCCTGTGTGTCCACAATCTGTCCACCAATCAGGAGCTCCACCTTGTCGATGACGTTTGACCAACCCACCACTGGAATTAAAGCACCAGTGGAATCCTTGGCAATCAGGTACACGTAGTTGATCAGATCTCCCTTCTTCTCAAAACGAATCGTGGAGATGTTACCAGCGGATGGATTACCCTGAATCAGCTGGCGTTCGGGGGACATGGCATAGTGCGTGTAACGCTTGTAGCTGGAGCGGTAGAAAGAAACCTCCGGCTTACCTGTTAACCAAGTGTCCTGAGCACCAGTTGCGACGAGCTGAACGATACCACCAGACATTTAACATGAGTTGAGAAAATTAATCTCGGATAGTGATACCGCAGTAGTCGACGGAACCTTCGAGTGGTTTGTATATCCCTAGTGTCTTGCACAACTCCTTGAGATCCTTGAAAGACGCCCAGAATGCTTCCGAGTGATCGTACTCATCCACCGTGACATGAGCGAGTTCATGGATGAGCACGTTCATAGTTGAATCAATAGACTCGAGTCCACCGTCCAGACAAATGTAAATTTCATACCCCTTGTTTACATTGTACCCTATAGTTCCACGATTCATACGGGATCCGTGAATTCCGGTGAGGATGCACCGTTTTCTGAGACGGCTGAATCGTGCATCTACATGTTCAGTTTCTCTGAGATGATGCAACAGTATATCATATCGCCGAGTCATTTCAGCCATAAGGGGATTCTGTTGACGGGTGTTTGACACTGCAATAATAAATGCAGTCAACAGAATCCCCGTCTGGATAATCCCGTTCATCTACTACTAGAGGCGCAAAAAAACAAACTGAGCATAAATATCGCTCACCAACCCTGTTTGTTCTGGTGATATCGGTGTCCACAAAACACATCGAAACTCTGGCTCGAGAGCCTGTCGAAAAAAGTTCCCGTCGAGCAAAGGTTCGTATTTCGGTCCGTCTGCGTAAAATGGTCCGTCGGTGAGTTTCATGAGCACTTGATTTCCGTGAACCTCAAATATATTTCCGAGAGCATCTGGACTCTTGGTCTGTTCGATGAGGCTCTTCTCTGGGGCAATGCCGAGCAGATACCCCCCTGGTTTCACCGCCACCTTGATTGCCTTGATGCTCTGATCGAAATGTTCATCGATGATGTACTGAATTGAAAAGTTGTAACAGACTGCGTCAAACGGTCCTGCAAATGCCGCTTGACGGATGTCTCCTTTTCCGAGAAACCACACCCCAATTCCGATATCAAAGGCTCTGTTTTCCGCTTCTTTGAGGGACTCTTCATCGGGGTCAATGGCAGCGAGACGAGCCTTCACCGCCTTCCATTTATGAAGGTCACCGCCTCGACCACAGCCACAATCGAGCACGTACGACTTTGGTTTGACCCATGCCGTGATGAGTTGACGCTTCACGTCGTTGTGGCGTTTACGAAGCGCGTCCATTACTTAAAAATTTAACGTGCAGTGATTTTATATGGGTTCTCTCGAGCAGGATTTCTTGACCGTCCCAGGACAGCTTTTTGCACTGATTTCCATCGTCGGTCCTGACCTTCCACAGAAGAATGATCAGCTGGGTCTGAAGATTCGCGGGTGCTTCTCTACAAAGGAGGAGGCGGAGAGCCATGCAAAGCGTCTGCAGAAGGAGGATGCTCTCGTTGACATTTACGTCGTGGACATGTACAAGTGGCTGCTGATCCCTCCCGATCGTCTGCAGATTGACAATGTGCACTACCAGAATGAGAAGCTGGAGGAGATTATGACCAAGTATCGTGACAACCAGCGTCAGGCTGCCGCCATGTTTGAGAAGCGTAAGCGTGACATGATGGCAAAGCCAATCGAGGGATCAGCAACACCATTCATCGAGCCTGGCGATGAAAACTCCAAGTACTACTCTAAGCCCGACGTTCCACCAATTCCTCATCCCGCCGAGCTCATCGATGATCTGAAGAAGGAGTTCCCAGACAAGGATATGCCCGAGCTGGTGAAGCTCGCCGACGAGCGTATCGCAGAGGAGATTGAGCGTCGTCGCGTTCAGCAGGAGGAGGAGCGCGCCAAGGCGCCTGCAGTGATGATTGACGCCGGTCCTGCATCCGAGCCAGTTGGTGCCGGTGCACCAGCAGCTGGTCTGATTGGTTAAAAATGTATCTATAGAATAGAATGAAAGGAGTTCACTGGTCGCTATGGGTGGCACTTGCTATACTGATAGTGATTATTGTCATTCTGAGTGCACGTAGAGAGGGGTATGCTCCTGCTCGTGACGAAAATACAGAGCCTCCGTATACAGAAAATATAGGAAATACAGTGACGACGTCAAACAACCTCCCGTACGTCGATTCGACAAGCAATGTCGTTCGTATTGACAACCAGACACAGATATATAAAGACATGGGCGGTCTCGATTTCCAGATTCAAGCTGGCAATCCTATTTTGAACTTTATCCAGGGTGATCCTTCATCAAACGTTATATACGGTGA